ATATTTGTATATGTTTTAGAAACAAAACCAAAAATTCTATTTGCTGTTGCCTCTGCTGATACCACATTTCCTCTATAAATTAATGCATCATAGGTTGAAGGGTCTGGATCGGATCTTTTACTAGAATTTTCAAAATTGTCAAATATAGAAAATTGTGCCCAAGAGATATTTTGAAAATTAATTTTCATCATTTCTAATTCTATATCTTCAACACTTACAACATACATCCTACCAACAACAGAATTAGACATAGACATAGTAGTGACAGGAGAAAGTTGCCTAAAAGCATCCATCACATAGAAATTAAGAGTCAAACTACTATCCCCATTACCACCATTATCGCTAATATTCTGATCAATTGCATAAGTAAAATCTGTTATATTAGAATTAAGATAATAAGAAAAAGTTCCCCCTGTCCCAGTAATATCTAACCTAAATTGATCAATATCTTCTTCTATAGGTTGTGCCCACCAGATAACACAATCTCTACCTGTAAAATCATAATTCAAACCTTGAATGGCATTCGGCGCAGGATTAGAAACAGTCAAAGTAGCAGCTTGTAGAGATTCAAATCCCGCTTCATTGACAGCCCAAATCGTGATTTTAAAAGTAGCTAAAGCTATGCCATTATCCTGAACATTCTTTACGTAACTATAGTCATAAGCCCGCTCTGTAACTATTTCTTCTCTTAATTTAGTATCATCGGTTTTAGATATAATTACTCTAAAATGGCTAAGGGATGCCGTATAGCCTTTATCCCATCTCCAAGTAAATCTACAATCCCTGACATTAAATGAGGTATCAGCTCCATAAGGCCCTACCTGAAGACCATAGACATCACTTGGCCGTAAACTAATGCCTGTTAGAAAAATAGAAGAAACAACAGGGGTTTTACACATTACCCCACGATAGCTATAAGAAATAACCCTAACATAATAAGTCATCCCAGAAGCTAATCCCTTTATCACATAAGGGTTGCTATCATAAACAGTTACTATACTACGATAGGTTAAACCACCATCTACAGAAAGTTGAATATCTGCCTTATGAAAATTATCCATCGGATAGGGCAGATTAAATGAAACAATAATTCCGTATTCATTGGTAGCTTCTACCAGAGTTAAATCTGTAACTGCGGGAGGTGGGGCAAAAACATCCACAGCACGGGTGGGCGAACGGTGAGGAACTACAAAACCAGTTTCAGCATAGACAGAAGCATTATACTCGATTGCGTCTACAGCTACATTAAATTCAGGGTCTTTGCTTATTTTGATTATACGATAAGTAACTGATTCAGCACCTACAGCACCAAAGGCATATGGTGAACTCACAGGGGGAGCTGTAGTGAATGCCTCAGCCATTTGAATAACTGTACCCGTCCAAGGATAAGATCCACCTGTGGTAGCAGCTTCATCTACAGCCTTGGTTTCTACAGTGTCATTTGCTAAACGTCCTGTAATTACATAACTTGGGGCTGCTTCTATAGTTACTTCTTTATCCAAAGTAACTTGAACTGTGGTAGCAGCAACGACTCTACCACCGTCACCTATTTGCAAAACATCATGTTGAAATTCAAGTAAATCTCCAGGTTGGCAATGAACAGCGTCAATCATAGCTTTAAAAGAAATAGCCTGACCAATATAAATACCAGAATTATATATCCATCTACCGATTCTTATTATTTGATCCGGCCTTGTTATGCCTAATAAAGCTATCTTCTTCTTAATTTCTTTAACCGTGGCAATTTCAGCTTCTGAAGATCTGATCTGGATAAAATCCATATCATAATCTCTTTGTTCGTTGGCAAACTGAGCTTCTACCACATTTGGTGTTTGAGTCTTATCAAAATAATTAACTGTTAAGCTACCAGCAAGAATATTGGACATATTAAAGATTTGAACTGGTGTATCCGTATCTTTCTCTATCACTATATTTATAGCACCTTCAGAATAAACTGGCAAAGCCCTACAAGTCGTGCAAATACGGCCAATCAAATCAAGAGCACCAGCCAAACCGTCAATAACCATATCCAGTTTAAATCGAGTAACCTCACCTACGGTTGCATCACAGTAAGCTTCTTCTGTTTTCCATTGTTCAAGATTTATGTTGGCAACTTCTAAGTAATTACCTAGGCCATATCTTTGATTAGTAAATAAATCATATAAACAGTTAACCGGATTCTGAGAAAAATCAATAGTGTTAGCAGTTAATTGAAGTATTTTTCTACCTCTAACTATACAAGAAACTTTAGGTAAACCACCAGAAACTTGACCTGTAGCTTTTATTCTCACAGCCAATAAAGCGGTATTGGGATAAGAAAGATTTAAGTCTTGTATTTCATAAATACCCATGAAATAAATGTCATTAATATTCTTTAGATCGGTACTATCCTGGGATAATTTTACAACTTGAACTTCATATTGGCCTGCGGTTAAATAATTACTAGCAGGAATTCTAAAATAACGATTAATAGGAGCACGAGTATTACTTTTTATAGTAACATCCCAAGCTGTAGACCAATCTGGTGCTCCCTGCAATCTATATTGCATTCTTATATCTACAGAATTTTCCTCCATATCACCAGAAGATGGATTTACTTTGTATAAAGAAGGAATACGTAAATGATAAAGAATAGACCCAACATTAGTACCATCTGTGGTCATAACCACAGCAACATTGGATGAAAGCTTTTGTCCACCACTTGTGCCTTGAGCTTTAAATTTCGCACATCATTAAAAATAAGGTATAGAGACTTTATTACAAAGCAAAGGATCATGGGGAATAGTTGCTGTTGCACAATTATCTGCTGGTTTGCAATTTGTTCCAAGCCTTACCCAATATTCTGGTTTTTCTGCAAAACTATCTAATTTAGTTCCATTTATTTCTATGTCACTTATGGATTCTATTTGTCCTTCACCAACTCCGTATAACATATATATATATTGGGTATCTACCTCATTGCGTATAGTAGTTTTTCTTGCTTCTTCAACCGAAGACCAATACTGCATCGTAGGATTGGATGTCCCGAGATTAATTAATCTTATATAATATTGTCCTATAGGGAGATCTTTAATTTGAACATATAGATTCGCTACTGTCCCCTCTGGAGCATTTACCATTCCTGGAACCACAACTCTTCCGTATTCTGTATAGGAATCCCCAACTTTGGCATATTTAATTTTAAAATTGCATGGGTCTTGATACATTGAGCCACCTTCAGACGTATAATTATAAATAGCATTTGGATTGTTTATAGTAAAAGCAAGTCCCTGAACTGCGGCTGTTTCAGTAAGAAAAAGATTTTCCCCATAGGAGTATTGAATTGATATTGGAGTTGAAGAATTATATTGTAAATTCCAAATAAACTCTATGGTTTGATCTATATAGGCATTAATAAGGTGAGGCGTAATCCTATGGGTCCCATAAATAATAGGTACAGGTAAGCCAGGATCAGTCTGGTTTGGTTGATCTTCCCATGAATAAGTGGGGGAAGTCTCGGCTAAATCAGGACCTTTACCAAAACTGGGGGTTGATGCTCCGGCAGCAATACCAGCCGAAATCATCATCAAAGCCCCCGAAACCATAAGAGGCCATGCCCCAGGTATTACAGCACCAGCTATAAATAGTATCATACCTATTATAGATTGTGTGCCTGAACTTCCACGCCCATACGAAGGAATAATCCTTAGTTCCGTATTATCTTCTACCTTATAGTCTATCCATTTTGTAGGGGGAATTAGTTCCCAATCCTCACCATCAAGTTTTTTTTCTTCGATTCTTACTCTAGTTTTAATTAAATTTGGATAATCAGCCTTGCGAAGAAGGTAAAATTCGTTTAGAATATTCCCCAGATTACCAGGACTAAAAAATCCTTCTACTTTTATATCTTCTAATATGTTGGGAATAAATATAACTTTTACTGACATTGCATTTCCTTAAGATGAAAATAACCATAGATTGTTCTTTCATATCTTTTCATATCACTAACTACAACACCTATTTTTTCTGGACAATGAATAAATCGTCTGTCTCCTATGTAAACACCTATGTGATTGGGTACAGGAGACATTATCTTCATCAAGATAATATCATTTATTTCTGGTTTATCCACCTTTCCCCATAATTTGTGGTACTCTTCAACAAAATAATTCTTGCCGTGTTTATCCCATTTAGGATCATCTAAAAAGTAATTAGGCAATTCATAC